GCTTTCGGCTCGAAATCATGTATTTCTCAAAGCCTTTAAGGGTGGCCGCGAGCGCGGGACAGGCTTCCTGTGTGCGGGAAATCAGTCGGTGATGCACCTTCCCGAACGTTTTACCCAGCACGCCACCCAGCTCGATTCGCGTCAGCATTTCAGTCATGGGCGTTCCTTATTGCTGGTCTTCAACATAGATTCCCGCTGAGATAACCGCGCCACCGATGCGACGCCTGCCATAAAGCAGTGGCACGGGATAGCCTTGAGCGGCGGTATTCACGGCGGGTCCAAAGGCATAAGACGGCGCATTGTCTGCATCATCCTTATGCGCGAGGCCTGGCGGTTGTGGGGAGAGCATCTGGATCACCCCTCCTATCAACATCGCTCCGCCGAACTTTGCGATCCCTGCGCCAACTGCTGAGGCTGTTCCGCCTGTGAAGTAGCTGATGGCCACGCCGACCACCACCAGCACCGCGCCGATAATCGTCTGAAAAAGACCGCTGCGTTTACTGCCAATGAGGACCGGCACTATCTTGATCGTCTCGCCGGTAACGGGATAACTCAGCTCTTCGAAGCCGATGTTGGTTTTGTCTTTGAAAACCGAGAAGGTCAGCCCGCGCCGCTTACTGGTGATCATGAAAGATTCAAAGCCTTTAATCGTGGCGGCGAGCGCGCGCGCGGCTTCCTGCGTTCGCGTGATAGAACGATAATGCACTTTCCCGAAGGTTCGACCGAGCACCCCCCCCAGTTCGATTCGGGTCATTACTTCAGCCATATTTCACCCACAAAAAAACCCGCTCAAGGCGGGTTTGCTGCACTGTTCGGAAAGCCAGACAAATAAGCGGCGGCGAACCGCCGCTATCAGCCCCTACCGGTTAAGTTCGTAGCTCAAACCTGCATCGACCTCGATGAGCTTCGTTTTCACACGAAAATCACAAAGTCTGTCTCGTTCAAGCCATACACTGGCGAGGATGGTGAGACAGATCAGGACAGCTATCGCTGTCACCTTGTTTTGCATTTTGAGCCTCCTTAATTGCCTTACGGCGGGTAAGGGGCTAGAATCATGTTGTCTAGGCATGAAACCGGCCCCAGTTGAGTTGAAAAATTCGCTGGGGCTTTCTTCTGTCTGCCGACAACTCACGCTCCCGACACACATCCGAAAGCGCAGCGCCGGTATTTTATTTTTCTGTGAAACAGAAAAATGCTCAATCTATGCGCCCCTTCTGTGCTTCAATTGTCCTCTTCATAACCTCTCCTGGAGTTTTTAATGAAGAGCGTGAAGAAATGATTCATTATCACGGCGGCCCCATTACGCCTGAGACCTGCGCCATCCGTGCATGGAAAGCCCGTCATGCGTTTATCTCTTTTGCCTATCCCAAACAAATTCATCTCGCGTCTGAATACTGCCAGTCATTCGCACTGGACAACGGCGCGTTTACGGCATGGAAAGCCGCTGGCGGGAACAAAACAGACTGGAACGATTATTATGAGTTTGTGGCGCGCTGGAAAAATCATCCGGGATTCGATTTTGCGATCATCCCTGACGTTATCGACGGCGGCGAATCAGAGAATGATGCCCTGCTTGAGGAATGGCCTCACAGCGATTTTTCCGGCGTGCCGGTCTGGCATATGAACGAAAGTCCAGAGCGGTTTATTCGCCTGTGTTCGGTATATCACCGCGTCGCGATTGGAAGTTGTGGAGAATATGACGTTTCACGGCCAAAAATCGCTGTGGCGCGCATGAAAGACATCATTCGGCATGTTACAGACACGCATAATCAGCCGATTGCGAAACTCCACGGTTTACGAATGCTCAATCCGCAAATATTCACTGAACTGCCGCTTGCCAGTGCTGACAGTACAAACGTTGCAAGGAACATCGGCATCGATAAAGCCTGGAAAGGCGCTTACGCGCCCGCTTCAAAAGAAACGCGCGCGGCGTTAATGGTTGAGCGTATCGAATCGCATAACAGTCCGGGTGAATTGAGGTATTCCGGGAAAGCGGATCGTGTCGAAAATCCGTTACATCTTGCGGTATAAGCTGAGGCTAAGGCCTCAAAATAAAGTCATGCATCTCAATAATCGCTTTCCCTTCGGTCAATTTCATCGATCGGAAAGCGACTCGATCACATCACCATGCCGCTCAAAGATGAAATTCAATTCCTGTTCGTTTTTTAAACAATTTAAGGCTTCATAATCTTCATCCGTAATGACCGGATTCTGGGTGTTTTCGCTTTGAGGTAACATGACATCCTCTGTTCTGTTCATGATTTCAACCATATCCTGATGGGCTTCTATACTCTTGCTCATATGCATAATAAGAAGGTCAAGCAAAAAAATATACCCGAGCGCGTCAAACAAAAAACCCGCCGAAGCGGGTATGTGTTACTTGATAGACGTGGGATGGATGCCTAAGGGATCATCACCGATTGAGGAAATCCGAAAGCGTTTCGTTTCATGAGGTTTTAAGGTCACGGAGATCTCTTTGAAAAGACTGGCAGCGGACACTGAACACAATCCCCGGTCTTGATCATCGCCTTTGAAACCTAATAAATGATCACCATGAGGAACATCGATGGTAAGGGTTTCGCCGGTATCGATTCGCGCAATATCCTTTCCGTCAAGGGTAGGCACGCCATAACACCCGCCCATCATATAACCCGTATCGCGGGTAATGGTGATCGCGGCATCGCCTTTGCCATGATAGGAAATCCGATCGGCGGGAACATGTTTCGCCTGAGAAGGACTGACAGGTGACGTTGCACATCCGGCTAACATTAATGCGCTGAGTAAGAGAAGACCTGTTTTTTTCATGATAAACCTGTGAAGCATTTTTGTTTACAGATAGTTTACCGTCCTGATCATCACAAATTTTTCATTTAATGCGAAAAAGCGGCTATCCCTTCCCCTGAACATCCTGATAAAACATTTCATTTTACTCAAAAAGTGTGTGATACCGGACAATCTTCATCGTCCTTTCCCGCCAGTACCCGCCGTAAGGTGTTCGGTTGCTGGGACGGCCATAAAGATGATGAAGCATCATGTTCCCTTCGAGATAGATGCCCGCGTGGTTCCACTTCTTACTTTGGATCTGCATCATAATGAGGTCGCCAGGCTGAGGTTTGCCGACAAATTCCCGAAACCCGCAATCAAACCAGTTATCTCGATAGAGGTTTTCAGGGTGGCCATCCTCCCACCACGGAAAGTTAACGCGGTAATCGTGAAGCTCGATGCAGTGAACCTGCCTGAAGTAGCTCATTACCAGTCCCCAGCAATCCGTGTGACCGAGCACAAACGGACGTTCGATAAGCGGTAATTCACTCCGAGGATAAATCCATTTCAGATCCCCTTCGGGCCAGCTCACGATGACCCACGGCACACAGGAATCATCACACATCGCCCGATCGAGGTGGCTCGGTTGCGTGGTGGCGTCGGGATGGCTATGCACAATCGCGGAAATGACCCCTAAATCCTCAGCGGCGGCGAAATCCTTAGGGTTGAGAATGAACTGTTCAGTCGGGCTGGTGGAAAGGTTCTGGCAGGGAAAATAAAACTCATGCTCGCTGTTCTGGACCATGACCCCGCAACATTCTGACGGGTAATCGTGTTTTGCGTGCTCAAATATGGCGTTTTTTATTTGCTGGTTCATGATGCCGCTCATAAAAAACCCCGCTTTCGCGGGGTTCGGCTTAACCATAAATCTCGGTCAGTATTGGAGAGTGTTCGGGCAAATCGATGTGTTTGAACGTGACCAGATCTTTAGCGGCCACATACTCAATCACCGATCGGTCAAGGGCATTCAGAAAGCCACGCTCGTTCGCATCAAGATAAACGAGAATTTCCTGATGAAAGGCTGGCCCATAGAAATTCATTCGCGCCTGAGAGACGGTTTTAGGCGGGATCTCTTTTTTCTGCCAGCCCGTTATGTCTCCCAGATTCTGGACCCGAACAAACTCATCATAATAGTGATAATAGAAATAGTTCTCGTAATAGAGTGAAAGATAAATTAAGGCAAAGCAAAGCTGATTTTTGAAATGGTTTTCCCGATCTTTCAGCGCTTTTCGCAGGAGAGGATTCTGAATATAGCTGAGCGCCACATCATAATGAATGTCCCCGGCGGGTGAAATAATCCATTCAAATTCCATCATAAGACCTCCTTAAAAAGTGGCGCTCAGGCCAACATTCCAGCCAATGTTATCGGCTTTGCTGTTGCTGGCCGTGGTCGAGACAGCGGCATAAGCGTTAATGACCTGACCGAGCGGCATGTTCGCGCCCACGGTGAAATCAACCCAGTTTTTATCCCGCTCAGAGACCGATGTTTCAAAAGCGGTTTGCGTGGATTTGATCCCGGCGCGGACGTCTGAATTCGTGTCGCCCCAGGCACGGTTATATTTCACCTGCGCAAAAGGGTTAACCGGTAAGTTTTTGGTGTCGATGCGCCAGCCAATGGATCCGGTCTGGGTGTGTGCATCCTGCGCGCCGAAACGCATCGCCGATTCACTATTACCCTCTTCGCTGTACCCGCCAACATGAACATAATCCAGTGAATAACCGAGAACGGGACTCGTTGAAACAGTGTCTGTAATCGGGAAATCCCAGCCAGTAAGGACGCGAAACCCTAAATCCTTGCCGCTGGCACTGCCGTCTTCCGTCTTACGATAGGAACCCAGATTGAAGGAACGGTGAATGCTGTCAAAGTCGAGATCTGCATAATGCAGATCGCCACTTATCCAGCCGCGATCAAACAGGCGAAGTTGGCTATAAACCCCGAACATATTGCCGCGAAGCTTATAGTTAAAATCGCCGGTCGGGTGTTCACGGTTGTCGCTGGTGGCATAAAGCAAACCGACCTGCCAGTTCGGAAGGACGTTATAGCCAAAGCCGAACGTGAAGTTCGAGGTATTAGCATTGCCGTTGCTGGAATTATCGTCGGTGTCGTTGATGTGCTGACCGGCGTAGCCAAAGAACGAGGTGAAATCACCCTGAGGACCGTTCTCGCGAAGCTGCTGAAGATTGCCGTCCAGTGAACTCTGGGTGTCGCCTATCAGCGCCTGAGGGGCAACCGAGAGCGCGCCGACCTGCTGAGGAGCATTCAGGATAGACTGAATATAATCCGCGATGATGGCGTGAACAGCAGGCGTGGGATGAAAGCGGTCGGCAAACAGATAGTTTTCATCTTTGTTGAAGCCTGGCTGATCAGAATGGCATTCGTTGGCAGCGGTTCCGGTCGGACAAGCAGTCCCGACCGTATTCGTCAGACCGAATTTCGCCGGATCGGCAATGATGTCATCGAACAAACCGGCCATATCCGCCCGCACGATGTTCCCGTGAAGCTGGGCGAGACCCGTCTCTTCCTGCTGGTTGTATGAATCCGCCAGCTGGTTCACCTCACCATAAAGCGCCTTCCAGCTGGAAAACAGCTTATCCGCGATTGCTTGCTGCTGAGCGGGATCAGAGGATGAAGCGCTAGCCAACTTCACAAAAGCCGCATGAACGGCGGCTTCGCGCGACGCAAGGTCGGGTGTATTCACACTGTTCAGCGCCTGATAAACTGCTGCAACCGCCTGAGGACCGAGCGCCGAGGCGACCGTTTCCGCCACAAAGGGCGTATTGCCCAGATGGGGAACATTCGGGACAATGACTGTTCCCGCACCGGCATCGAGAAGTTCTTTAACCTGACTCACGGCAGCGTTCGCGCTGTTGGTGATGGTCTGGGTAGCAGTGGCGGGATTTTCAGGGGCATTGGCGACATCGTTAGAGCCTATCCAGTGGATATAAACGCCATGCGGATCCGCTTTGCCGCCCGTGGATGCGAGGTAGTTAGCGACCTGATCCTGAGTATTGACGTTCTCGGGGTTAAGTCCCGGTAACGCATCGGCGTTTGCCTGGGCAAAGTTATTTCCGCCTTGTGAAGAAGGCTTAAGCGTTAAGCCATAATGCGACGCCAGATGATCATCATAAAGGGCGTTTTTATCGCCATCGACAGTAAAGCGCCCCACGTTACCGCTATCACTCAGACTGTCACCAAATACGGTCATCGAGGAAAAATGTTGCGCGAACACCGGCATCGAGAGTGCCGACAGAATGCTTCCCGTGATGAAAGACTTCTTAAAACCACTTTTCATGAAATCTCCAAAAACCTCAAAATTAGAATTTATTTTCAACACTTTAAAGAACAGAGCGGTTTTCAAGATCTCAAAACCGTCAACTGATTATCTTTAAATCAATGCTTATGAAATCTCATTCTGAGCGAAAATAACTTAGGTATTCGATGAGGTTTTTGAGGGAAAAAAAACCCGCTTTCGCGGGTTGGGTCTTATTCGGAATGATTTCGGATAAATTCGACCACCAGGTCGTCAAACCGTTCGGGTTCCTCAATAAAGGGCATATGCCCGCTATTGTTAAACAGAACGAATAATGAATTGACGATCTTGTTCGCAATAAAACGGCCTGAGATCGGTGGACATACCCAGTCATGCTCACCTGAAATAATCAGGGTGGGAACGGTTATCTTCTGAATCTCATCACTCAGATCGTAATTCGGAATGATATTCGCCACAAAGTGATCCATCACTCGTGTAGTCGGAACACTGTAGCGGATCACGGGCAAAAACATGTTTTCATGACCCGGCGCGAGATAGTAAGGCCCGACCTGATTCAGGAACTTGCGATGAACTTCAATGCGCTTTTTGTCCATCATCTCTTCAAGGCTGGCAGGCATAAAGAGCTTCGTCGCAATGGACACCACCTCTTGCGGCGCGCGTTTAACCAGCGTCGGCGTTTTCTGGGATTCCTTTTCGCCTGGCGTAAACTGATGGCCCGCGCTGGTATTACACAACACCAGACCTTCAACCAAATCAGGATGGCGAAGCGCCACCATCATCGAGACAAAACCGCCAGCCGAATGGCCCAGGAAAAACGCTTTCTTGATCCCGAGATAATCACAAAGTGCTTTGGCATCATCAGCACAATTTTCGAGGGTGATCGACTCAAGAGGCACATCAGAAGATCGGCCCTGTCCCCGCATATCCCAGTAAATGAGATTAAAGGGAAGCGCAAGCGGATCAAGGCCCGGACGAAGATAGCCATGATCAAACCCCAGACCGCCATGCACCACGACAACCGTGGGTTTTTCCTTGAGTTGTGATGTAACCGCATCGAGCTTTTCACCCACCACATCGAAGAAAATGCTCATGTCGTTAATTTTTGCAAACATAGGCTCAGTCCTTTGTCACTTGCTCAAGGAAAAAATCTTTCACTTTCTCAAAGAAATCGATCGGCTTTTCAGCGAAACTCAGATGGCAGGAGTCCGGGAATTCGACATAAACGGAACCGGGGATCTTACTGTGCATCAGGCGCGAACCGCTGGGTGGCGTCAGCCAGTCATGAGAACCGGCAACAATCAGCGTCGGAACGGAAATCTTATCCAACTCATCACGTAAATCGTAAGCAGGATAAAGCTCGGTGACGAAGTGATCCAGCATGGCTACGTTCATTCCTGTGTAACCAAAAACGCCGTCATAAAGATCCATAAACTGATCCGCAAAAAAGAACGGACCGACCGTCTTCAGCATTTCATCCACCAGCCCGCGCGTTAACGTCTCTTCCGTCACGACACCTGGCGCATAAACCCGAAGGCAGGTTTCCACCACTTTTTCGCAGGCCCGTTCAGACAGCATGGGATTCGGTGCGACCTGATCATGAACCTTGTGAACACTGGGTGCAGTATTGACCAGCACCAACGCTTTCAGGCGATCATAGTGACGCAGTGCAAAATGCAGCGCCACGAATCCGCCTGCGCAGTGTCCGACAATATAGACTTTCCCGAGACCGAGATAATCGATAAGGCCCGCCACATCATCCGCCATCGATTCGAAGGTGATTTTGCGAACATCAGTGACGTCAGTTCGGCCAGAACCCGGCAAATCCAGATAAATCACCTGCCCCAGCAGGCTCAGCGGATCCATCGTATTACGGAGATAACCGTGATCAAAACCGGAAGCGCAGTGAATCACAATAAAGGTGGCGCGAGGTTTTAATTTGGAGGTCTGAGCATTCAGCCCTTCTCCAACAACATCAAAAAAAATCTTTTTACCATTCACATTTGCAAACATAAAAACCTCTCTTAAAGTTAAAGGCCAGAGGTAAGAATCAAATCCCTTTGACAGGGTTTTACAACGACACCATCACTACACTTGAATATTCTTATTAATGAATCCTTTTACCTGATCGTAAAAACGATCGGGTTCCTCAATAAAAAGAAAATGCCCAGAGTCGTTAAATACGACAAAATCGCAATGTTGCATTTTTTTTGCGAGCATATGGGAACCAACAGAAGGCGTCGCCCAGTCATGGAAGCCTGACATAATCAACGCAGGCGTTTTCACCAGGCTGATTTTCCCGAGCGACGTAAAGAAAGGATTCAGACTCCGAAAATGATTCACCACGTTCATCTTGTAATGAACATTCATCCAGATGGAATCGAAGCGATCCATATTTTTCGGAGCCATATAATACGGCCCGACGCGCGTTGCATAATCGACAAAGGTTGCTTCGCTGAGCGGATTCGGATTAAAGAAAAAATTATGGGCAACATCGAGCAACTCACCCTGAACACGATCTTTCAGGAATGGGGTCGGATAACCCTCTTCATCCTTGCCAGGAAGAACCGTCATCCCCATCGAGCTTGAGACCAGAATCAGACCCTTCACTTTTCCCGGATGACGGATCGCGAGTTTCTGGGCGATGAAGCTGCCTGAGGCGTGACCAAAGACAAACACCGATTCCAGACCGAGATAAGTAATCAGTGCGGCCACATCATCCGCCATCGTGTCGAACTGAATCGTCGACATTGGCACATCAGACGAACGGCCCTGACCGCGCATATCGGCGTAAATAATCTGATAATCGGAGGAGAGGTTATCCAGTGACGGACGCAAATAAGCATGGCCATAACCATAGCCGCCTGACAGTGCGAGCATCACTGGCTTATTCGTAGACGGATCATCCATGTTTTCAAATTCGGTATCGACAACATCAAAGAACAATGTGGCATCGTTTAACTGAGCTAACATGAACACCTCACTCCAGAAGATGATTTGATAATAAGAAAGGCGAATAAATAAGCTGCACAAACTGAGCGATCAGGTTCTTAATAGCGACGTGCCGGGGAACCCCCCGAACGATAAGGGGTTATCTTGTCCGAAACGCAATTTACAGCCGGTAATGGTTCCCGAGCAGGTGTCGAGGCTCGGATCAGAGACAGGATTATTGAATTTGTCGAAATAATTGGTCCCGGCATAATCACAACCATCACCGGATCGGTATTTCCCTCTCATGCACCAGGTACACACCGCATGAAGCTGCCGGGTCGGAATTTGCAGCCCCTGAAGGTCCATCGGACTCGACAGCTGAAATTCTACCTGTACTTTGGTTTCACTCGATTTCGAGTCGATGTAGAACACCCGAAGTTTTTCTTGCGTCGGATCGGCGTTCGCATTGCCGTCCGGGAAATTGGCCGCATCGAGATAGGTCGCGAGCGTGTCATGAATCGACACCTTCGCCTGAAGCATGTCCTGAAACTGCAAACAGAGCGCGGTAATCGATCCATTCAGGTTCGCAACCGTTAGCCGTGGACTCGGTGCGCTCCCGGTTGTCGATACCTCCAGGCCTTCGATTTTACAGGGCCATGCGGAATATTCCTGACCTTGCCAGAATATCGATTTAGCGGGTAATTTCGTTTCATCGCCACCTGCTGCCAGAATTTCGGCTTCGGTGTGTGCGATGTTATGGGCATGGAAACGAAGCACTTCATCCACGCCAAACGCGGAACCGTCAACTTCGTAAAGTCGGATTTCAGATCCGGGTTCAAGTTTCTGATAGTCACTGGTTAAGCTCATGGGGCATAGGCCTGAACGAAGGTGGTGGTCATTTCAAAGAGACCCGCACCGAGCGCGGTGGGGTTATAAGAGGAACAGCGATAGAGACCCAGATCTTCGCCAGGAGGTTGCCAGGCGAAGGCGCGATAGCCCTGATGATCGTCGAGAAAATCTTTAATTTCGCCAATAAAAGATTCTGTGCCTGTAAAGGTCAGGTTCCAGTTCTGGCTGCGGGTATTGATGCCGTTTCCGGCAACCTGGGTATAACCGTCACCGAACTGGACAGATCGAACATTAAACGTCATGTCACCCGATGCGTTAATGCGTGCGCACCAGGTAAAAGTGTCGATAGCCATAGCTCCGCCCTAGCGTTTTCCGCGAACCACACGACCAATATCGCCATCATCACGCAAATCGCGCGCGAGATTGCGCTTATAGCGTTCATCAACGAAGCGTCCGATCTCATTACCGAACTGACGCCAGTCTGCGCTGTTCGTGGTGGACTGCGATCCGCTGTCAGAAATCGTGATGTTGACCTGAACACCACCCGCCGGAGCCTGAACGCCGGAATTCAGGCCGCTCGCTTTCACACCCAGCGAACCATCTGCGGCGCGCTGAAGGGGAATAATCGCCTCAGGCCCATCTTCGCCCATCAGGCCAGCGCCACTCGCGAACCGGAACATCGTCGGCGAGCTGACGACAGAATTACTGAAGGCGCTTAAGCCGCTGGCATAGATGCCCCCTTTCGCGTTCGCCGTGGTTCCGCCACCGAAGAAGCTCGAAATCCCGGAAATCGCGGAACTGAACAACCCACCTGATCCGCTGAACAGATTCGAGGCGGCGGCCTGAAGGGCCACTTTCTCGATCATCTGGAGAACGGACACACTCCACTGTTTCCAGCTCACGGTGTCCCCTTCCAGGGCGGAATTCACATTATCCAGCGCGGAAGACATGGCCGAACTCACATCATCTTCAACGGTCGAGGAGATGTCAGAGGTTTGTTCCACCCAGTTCTGAAAACCGGTCGATGCGCCATCGAGCCAGTCGCCCTGAAGTTGGTCCAGTTTTTTATAGTAATCCTGCTGATCGCTGATCCGGGTCTGAAGGGCTTTCTGAAGCGCGGCGGTTTCACGGGTATACACATCGGCATCTATATCCCCGCGTGTGCGTTGGTTATCCAGATCCTGTTGTTGCTGAAGATAATCCTGGCGAATGCTGATGATGTCCTGAAGGCGTTGCTTTTCGGTATCGCTCAAACCAAACCCGGACGTGTTGACGTTGTTCGAGGCACGGGCGTTCAGGTTCTGGTTCTGAAGATTGGTCATGTATTGCTGAACCGTCAGATTATCCTGATTCGCCTTTTTCACGGCGTTCAGGCGGTCCACTTCTGTCGCCAGATCGCGAAGGCGGGTTTTCTGGGTGTCATTGAGCGTTTTGAGGTTGCCGCTTTGCAGATTGAAATTCAGCTTCTGAAGTTCTGTTACCTGCTGACCACGCTGGGCGCTGGTGTTGATGGTGGCGATCATGCGCTGATATTGAAGTGTGGCGTTATTGTATGTGCTCGCCAGCTGCTTCGCGGCCTGATTGGCCTGATTGGTCTCGCCGGTATTGAGTTTATAATTTGAGGTGCGCGTTGCGGCCTGAGTGGGAAGATGAATGTTGCCCAGTCCGAGTGAATTCAAGCCGGAGTTTTGCTGGGCGTTATAGGCGGCATATCCTCCTGCTTTAAACCGGTCCCCCACCTGAGAGAGTAACGAGGTGAACTGAGCAGCACGGGCGGCAATGGTTCCGAAATCCGCCACCAGGCTCGCGACACCACCAACCAGCGTCGTTAAGCCCTGAAGCACGGTCGGATCGGTGAAGACTTTTCTCAGCTGATCCAGCCCGCGTTGAAGCGGGGACAAATCGACCTGAGCCAGCCCCGCCGCAATCTGCGTTTTAAGACCGTCAACCTGTCCTTCAAGATCGCGAAAGAAGTTCGACACCTTCACCAGTCCCTGAATCTGGTCTTCGCTCGGAGCCAGACCGTAATCTTTCGCGTCTTCCTTAAATTTATTCAGCTGCTTGTTGTTATCCTCCAGCAGCGGCAACAGGCGAGAACCGTCATTCACCAAGCTTTCGAGGATATTGGTTTTGCCTGCCGTCGAAATATTCGACTTGTTTAAGGCGTCCCCGATTTCCGTGAGGATCTTATCAGGCGAGAGTTTTTGCAGCTTCTGCGCAGAAAGCCCGAGGGTATCGAGCGCCTGAGCGGCATCACCGGACTTGTTCAGAACGGCATCACCGATTTTATCGTTGATGTCTTTGAAGATGTCGGAAATCTGATCGCCTGCTATGCCTGCCTGTTTGGCGGCATATTGCCACTGAAGAAGATTTGTAGTGGAAATGCCCAGTGATTTCGCCCAGCGATCGGTTTCTGTCACCTGGTCGGCGGTATTCTTGACGAGCGACAGAGTTGCTGAACCGATACCCGCTGCGGCACTGCCAGCGGCGACGGCAACGCCTGCGAGCGCTGCGCCAACCTCCAGGGCGGCGGCTTTGGTGTTACGTCGCCATTTATCGGCGGCGCGCTCAGATTGGTTCATACCGCTGATAAACCCGCCGACTTTGGCGATCAGGTCTATCGTAAGCGTACCGAGGGATCGCGTTGCCATAATATCCCCATAAAAAAACCCGCCGAAGCGGGTTTGTTTTTACAAGTAAGACCGAAGACACCTCTTCAGCTCTCTTAAATACTCTTTGCCGAGCCAGTGGGGCATGTTCTCATAAATTGGCCCAATCTCATGAAAATTCATTTCAAATAGCTCAGAGGCCGATCTGTTAGGGTCTTTGTGAATAAACTGAAGTGCCTGAAGAAGGATCATGTCATAATTCAATGCAGGAGGACCATCCTGATAATTTACAATATAACCTATCCCGTTCTTTAAAAGCCTTGCCCGATCAAGCGCGTCATAACGAGAAGTCGATCGTTTGTTAATCAGATAAGCGCCATAAAAGGAGAAAATAAATCCCAGCGCGAGTAGAATATAAGATCCGCGAATTTTCTGAAAGAAAGGATCATGATTCATCAGGTTGTGAAGTGTAAGCAGTGTGACAAACAAGCTAATAAATAAAATGACAATGCCTTTGGATCTGTATCGTTTCATGTAACCTCTTTATTATAAAAAGTACAGCAAAACGATTTTAATAAAGGGCAACGTCAAATCTTATCAATCAGAGCGATAGTTAGAAGCCTAACTAATGCCAGGTATTCATGGCATCCTCAAGCGAAATGGGTCCATCATCATCAGGTTCTGGTTCGCTGAAGTGCTGTGTGAAATCGGTGGGCTGGAAGAGCGGTTTTGCGGGATCGCGATGGGCGTTCGCAATGACCGAGGCCACCACACCACCTGACCATTCCGTTCGAAGACCGGCATTCAGAGAGCCATATTTATGTCGGTAAAGCGCCCAAAGTTGATATTCAGGGCGGGACAGGGATTCTTTCGCCTCTGCAATGGTTTTCCCGCCGATTCCGTTCAGCACTAGCTCACACCAGAATTCGTCTTCTTCGGTGAGCTGGTAGCCTTCCCCAGATCATTCACTTCCTGAATGGCCACCAGCAGTGCAACAGTCAACGCGCCATCAAGCGGCCCGCGATCGGGATTGGCTTCGCCGGTAATGTCAGCAACCGTGAACACCGGCTTTCCTTCTTCATCACAGACCGATGCCGCGATGCGTCCGGCGATGCCGTCGA